TACATCAAACTCCGGCGCTTCAATTGCCTGCGCCCGCTTGGCCGCTTGTTGTATTGACTCGAGTACCTTAGCCGCCGATCCCGCCGTCTTGTCTGGGCCGGTGGGCTGCTGGGGTGCCCTAGTCCCTTTGGACTTATTGGCCGTCTCTATAGACTCATTAGTGGGATTCTTTTCTAGTAACTTCCTTAGCTTCCCAAGCCTAGAGCCTATTTCTTTCAGTACAGCGGTTTTAGCTTTAGCCTTATCGCTGCCGCGCTCATAAGTTAACTGATCTTCTATATATAACCCTATGGCAAGAGACAGGGTCTCGGGGGACAGAACCAAATGCTGTTTTAGCTTTGGGAGCCCCTTTAAAACCGCCAGCTTCATGCTCGCATATTGATCGGCGGTTACCGTAGATGCTTCCCTGTTTGGCCCCTGCTCAGGGCTTATAAAATGGGTAGCTGGTACCGCTTTAGTGCGGCAATGCTCTAGAAATGATTGCTCCCGTTTCTCCAGCGATATAGCAGTGCTGACATAGGAGGTCATAATCGGAGCCAGCTCATTAATCTGACTATCAGTAGCATTTATACCCCGTCGCGAATTTGAAGCTTTAAGATTTGCATTTTTCATAGCTTTGTTACCTTATAAAATGCGCGGGCTTGTAATGGTGCCGCGTTAACCAATCAAACCGATATTGGCTTTGATGGTTCATATAGTAACAAGTTTAGGTATGTTTACAATAGATAGGCCGCCCAGTGTTAGGTAATTACATAATCATTCATTTTCTGGCAGGTTTAATCGCGAATCGCCAGAATCCGATACCCACCCCGCCCCCATGACCCGCTATGTCAGGCAGGATTCCTACGCGCCTATATATTACTAATTTCCACGAATAAATCGTTATTTTTTGAGTTCGGCACCCCTACCCCCTCTATATAGGAACACCCCCCACCTCTTTTTCCGACCCCTTGTAAAAAATTTTTTATACTGTACGGTGTATGTTCTAGTAGGTATTACGTGGTTATCGAGTGAAGAAAGTAAAAGACAGGCTAGACAACACGGCACATACAGGGAGAGTAGGTGAGTTTTTTGCTATGTATGTTTTAGAGCGTCACGGGGTAGAGTGCTACCATGTAGACCGTTCCGGCGTAGACCTATGGGGACAGTCGTACTACGAAGACATGTTCACGTTGCAGATAAAAGCAGCAAACCTAGCTACCCTGAAGAGGAAGCATTCCAAAGACCAATACAAGTATTGTTTTAATATACGCAAAGGGCGTATAGCAGACTTCCATATGTTTATAGCTTTAGACATACAGCGAGTGATGGTAAAAAGAACAAAAGACTTGAAAGCGGCTTGCAGTTTACAGCTATCCGCCGATGCATTTACAGAAGAAGTAGAGGAGGAAGGGCTAAACCTCCTCCGTAATTTTAGAAGGGAAGGCCGTCCTCTAGGGCTATGACAAATAGTCCTGCCACCACAAGTACACACGCCGAAACAATAAACACAGTAAAACCAAACACAAAGGAACCTCAGAACAGTAGGGGGTTGAAAGAGGCGCTATTGTACAAGTGATCGAGTATGATCGGAAATGTATAATAATCATGTAAGACATATCATTTATGGTATACCGCTAGTTGCTTGTCTTGTGTAAACAAGTATGGTACAAAGGCACTCCGGTTTAACAACCTGCGATTACAATATGACGATTAAACTCGAACCCGAGACAGGGGTTCCGCTATTTGATGACGACCCCGCCGTGGACTTGAGTGTCCGTGCGCGAGCAGCGAAGACGACAGCCTTAGAGCTAGCAGAACATGGGTTAGAACTTAAACCCAGCAAAGAAGATGAAGACGTGGCAGCTAAACTTGCCATAGCGTATGCCGATGATCCTGAAAAGACATCGAAAAAAGCAACAAACAAACGTATGGCTAACCTGACCCCAGCCTCGCTGGTGCTAACTAGCAACATACTCACGGAATTTGGCGCCTCTGTAGTGGAGTCAGCCGTTTCTGTGCGCCACTTAGTAACGAATAAGCTAATATTAGAGACCGAGAACCCCGACCCACGTGTCCGTATTCGAGCGTTGGAGTTACTGGGTAAGATTTCGGACGTAGGGTTGTTCGCAGAGAAGTCAGAAGTGACTGTTACACACCAGTCAACAGATGATTTGAAGGCAAAACTGCGTAGGAAGCTAGAAAAGCTGGTAAATCCTGCGGATAAAGTGACACTGGACGGCGAAGTTGTAGATGTAGACGCAGAATTGGGGGTAAGTACGGATGGCTAAGACGTATATCCATGTGAATCAGCACAAAATCCGCGCTAATCTCAAAAATGGGACACACGAACCTGTAATTACCGTAAAGCAAGGTAAGAAAAACACGTACTGTAGCTCTGTAACTATAAATGGGCCGTCTGAAGTGCTGCAAAGTACCACAGATAAGCCGATTTTAAGCTGTGGGGCGCGAGTAGTGGTGGTAACTACCGCTGATGTGACTATAAATGACTGCGCCTAGCACCTCTGTAGACTTTACTCAAGAAGAAATCCAGCATATGTTGGATAATATTGACATGTTTAGCGTTGATGAGGCGGTAGAGATAGAGAAACTTGTCGATGAACTAGACAAACGGCGTACAGTTAAAGCCGCACATGACGATTTAATCGAATTTTGTAAACTTATGCAGCCTGACTACCTAGTTGGGAAGCACCACCGCATGTTGGCCGACCTCCTAATGGCCATCGAGCGAGGAGATAAGGATAGGGCGTGCGTAAACATACCACCCCGTCACGGCAAGTCTCAGCTTGTATCTATTTTTTATCCGGCGTGGTACCTAGGGCGTAACCCGGACAAAAAAGTTATGATGGTGTCACATACTACCGATCTGGCTGTGGACTTCGGACGTAAGGTGCGGAATATTATCGCCAGTGAAGCCTACGCAGACATATTTCCTACAGTAAAGCTCGCCAGTGACTCTAAATCAGCCGGTCGCTGGAGTACTAGTGTGGGCGGGGAGTACTACGCGTGTGGTGTTGGATCAGCTCTAGCGGGCCGTGGTGCGCATTTACTGCTTGTAGACGACCCACACTCTGAGCAAGACGTGATTAACGGCAACTTTATTGTCTTTGAGAAGGCATATGAGTGGTTCACATTCGGTGCTCGTACCCGTCTGATGCCGGGGGGTAGTGTGGCTATTATCCAGACACGATGGCATATGGACGACCTAACAGGGCGTGTTGTGAAGGATATGGCTCAGAACGAGCGTGCGGATCAGTATGAGGTCATTGAGTTCCCTGCAATACTAGATATAGACGACAAAGAGACAGGGAAGCCGGTACAGAAGCCCCTGTGGCCCGAGTTCTTTGACCTCGAGGCGCTACTACGTACCAAGGCATCAATGCCTACGTTCCAGTGGAATGCTCAGTATCAGCAACAACCCACCGCCGAAGAGGCCGCGCTAGTAAAAAGAGAGTGGTGGAATGAGTGGGATGCCGAGCGACCCCCGCCCTGCGAATATATAATTATGTCTTTGGACTCCGCAGCCGAAAAACACAACCGTGCCGACTATACGGCGTTGACTACGTGGGGAGTGTTCCTTAATGAGGAGACTTCGGCGTATAATATAATCTTGCTTAACAGTATAAAAGAGCGTATGGAGTTCCACGAGCTAAAAGAGTTGGCTATGGATCAGTACACGGAGTGGGAACCAGATGCTTTTATAGTAGAGAAAAAGAGTTCCGGTGTAGCGTTGTACCAAGAAATGCGACGTATGGGCTTACTTGTACAAGAATATACCCCCCATAGAGGTTCTGGTGATAAACTAGCACGTCTAAACTCTGTATCCGACATCGTGCAATCTGGGTTAGTATGGGTTCCACAAACTAGATGGGCAGAGGAAGTAGTAGAAGAGATCGCAGGGTTTCCCTTTATGAGCCATGACGATCTGGTGGATTCCACAGTTATGGCACTTATGCGGTTCAGACAAGGCGGATTTATACGACTACCTACTGATGAGCCAGAAGAAATTAAATACTTTAAACATCGCGGTAGCGGGTTTTATTAAGAGGTTACAAAATGGCAATTGAGAAAGGTATCTACGCCGCACCAGAAAGCATAGAAGACGTAGAAGTAGAAGAAGCGGACATGGAAGCGGACTTGTCTATCGAGATAGTTGATCCTGAAATGGTAACCTTATCCGACGGTAGTATGGAGATCACCCTGATCCCTGACGCTAACGAGACTGACCTAATGGCGTTTGATGCTAACTTGGTGGACGCACTTGACGAAGGACTCTTAAACGAGTTATCAGGTGAGTTAATAGGTATGGTTGACGCAGACGTGGACAGCCGTAAAGACTGGGCTGAAACATACGTTAAAGGGCTAGACATCCTAGGGTTTAAGTACGAAGAGCGTACGACTCCTTGGCAGGGCGCATGTGGCGTGAACTCTACAGTTCTAGCCGAGGCAGCTATCCGGTTCCAAGCAGAGACCATGAGTGAGACTTTCCCTGCGCAAGGGCCAGTAAAGGTAAAGGTTTTAGGTAAAGAGACTAAAGAGAAGCTAGAAGCAGCAGAACGTGTAAAAGCGGACATGAACTATGAGCTTACAGAGAACATGGTGGAGTACCGTCCAGAACACGAGAGAATGCTATATAGCCTAGGACTTGCAGGATCGGCGTTTAAGAAGGTTTACTTCGACCCCAATATGGGTAGACAAGTCGCTATCTATATCCCAGCAGAAGACGTTATCGTGCCTTATGGCGCATCTAACATAGAGTCTGCCGAGCGCGTTACCCATGTAATGCGTAAAACCAAGA